TGCACCTAAGCCACCTGCTCCAACTGCACCAGCCAAGCCGATACCAGTTCCAAGAAGACCGAGTAATGACGAAGCACTTTGGACTTGTAAACCACCGCCACCGAAAAGGCCCAGCAGTCCACCGGCAATACCCGCAAGACCCCCGATACCCTGGAGACTTCCAAGGCCAGACAGCCCGGCTGTTTGCGCAGCCTGTGCATTGATTTGAAGACCCATCACCGTGGTAAAGTTTGCCGTGCCAGCCGTAGCCGCTGTAATTGCTGAGGTATTGGCTGTCACGGCCTGCACGACCGCGCTCAACCCACCCACTAACGAACCGACGCCACCAGCTGACGACAATCCAGGTATACCGAGCGCATTCCCGGCAATCAGTGCTGATCCACCAACTGATAATCCAAGGGCTGCCAAGGCCGAAGACGAAATACCTCCTAAGCCAGTGCCGCCGACAGCGCTTGCAGCACTGGCTGCAGCGCTACCTCCAGTACCAAACACTGCACTGCCCACGCTGCCAAGGAGCGACAAGAATTGTGAGACGACAGCTTGGGCCAGAAAGTTCGAGATGGACCGAAGAATGGAGTCTGTGAATGCTTTGAAGAGTTCCTTGGCAGTGGTCAACTGGCCCGTGAACTTGGCAAAAAAGAAGTCGGACAGCGAACTGGACATCTGCTTCGCGGTATCTTCAGCTAGCGTGCGGAGATTCTCCCAGAAATCGCCGGCCTTGACTCCTGCGGCGTCCATGGATGCGAGAAAGAAGGCGAAGGGATTGCCAGTTTGTTGAGCTAACTGAACCTGCAACTCTGACCACTTTTCCGCAAACTTTTGTGTGCTAGTATTCGCTGCTTCTAATTGCACAATAGCATCATCTAGGGCCTTGAATTTAATAGCGTTAATAGAATTCTGCGCGACGATCGCTTCTGCCGCAAGTTTACTAAACCCTATCGCTTGTAGAGCAAGGACATCGTTCACACGTTTGGCTTCAACTGTTAATTTTGCTTGCGTGGCAATGAATTCCACAAGCTCATCAGATGAATCCTGTGCTGCTTCAGCAAGCTCTGTATAAGTTTTATGCGTGAGCTTGATTGCTAATGTATTACGCGCTGCAGCTTCATCCGACAGGCCAAAATTGGCGGTCAAAAGTTTCAGGTCGTCAATGGCTGTCTTCGTACCAGCATCAAGGGCTGAGAGTATCTGTAGACGTTCCTGTAATCTTGCCAGCGCGTCAATCTCCGCTTTTTCCGCTGGCAGGAGATCATCATACGAACGTTTGAGTGATACGCGTGCGAGGGTATATTTTTGCGTTTCCGCGCCCACCTGACCAAATGCTGCGACGGCATCTCGTAGGGCATTCGTAGTTTGTCTGGTGGCGTCAGTAATCTCTGCATTTTGAAGTGCCTTGGTTTCTGGTACAAGTTTCTGGATTACCGTGACGAGGATTGCAAGCGCATCGGCTCTATCTAACGCTGCTTTGGTAGCTTTTTGCTCCGCTTCAGTGACAGGTGTCGCCGCATCTTCGAGCATGGATTCTGCAATGGCCGCAGCGTGTGCGGAGGCTTCGACCAATGCTGCAAAGCTTGTAAATCCCTTTCCAGCGGCTGCTGTATCAAGGATCATCTGCTCGAAAATGTTTGACGATTGCGCGCCGAGTTGATTGAGGGCATCGCGCATCTTATCCAGACCAAGATCACGCTCAGTCAATCGTGTCTGGACGGCAATACCTGTTGGTAGCACACCTCCAGTGATACCGCTGGTCGCGCCTGGGCCGAGTTTTGACCGGAGATTATCGGCTTCTCGGCCAGCTTTTAGCATAGCGGCGAACAAATTCTCAAGCGCATTTTCCTGATCAGAGCGCGTAATTTGCAGGAGCGGTTCAATGAGATTTCTTTGCAAGGCAATTCCAAATGCTGTCACGGCAGCATTACGGGCTGCGAATTCCTCCGGTGAGATGGCCTTGAACTGCAAATCATTTAACGTGCTCAACAACTTCGCCATATCGTCAGCCGCAAACTTTTCGCTGGCCGTCAGATCCTTGAGCTTGCCTTGCTGTGATGCAAGCAGATTATCGAAGGCCTCAAGCGCTTTTCTGGCATCCTCTGCCGACTTTGCCTGTTGCTGAGAGAAAGCAATATCTGCATCATTGACCTGTTTCTTGAGTTCCAACCGTTGCTTGATCGCTCGATTTTCCGCCTCGAGCGTTGCAATAACTTTTGCACCAGCGGTGTCGATCGAGCCTTGTTCAGCCTTGGGCAAATCTAATTGCCGAAAATCGTTTTCAGCTTGGATCCGTTCCTGCCGACGTTTCGTAATAAGAAATTCGGCCGCAGCCAGCCGCGCGTCGAACGACAATGTCTGATCGCTGACTGCGAGATTCGCCTGGGCGATACTATGGAGTTCCGCGAGGCGTTTGTTCAGTTCTGCTGTGAGCTCAGTGCGTTGTGCAAGGATTGCATTGCTCTTAAGGGAATCCCCAACTCCTGCAGCTAACAGATATTGCTGCTCGCTTGCAAGTTGATTTGCAATAACCTGGGCGTCATTCGCTGCCTTAATGTCTGCTAATCCTTGCGCAAGACCTAACCCTGGGATAACCTGTCCGACAAAGCGTCGTATTGTTTCAGCGCCAGTTCGTCCAGGCCCTTCTCCCGGTAATTTCGGTATGCGTGGAACAAGTTCCAACAACTGTTTCAGGATTGTGATGGCTGTTACAGCATCACCGGAAAGCAACTTAATAGCACCCGTGACAGCATCAATAGCCTGAACAAGCCCAGCAGTATCGCCTGGTTTAACGTTGAACAATACGTCGAGACTGTCAGCAAATCCCTTGAATAACGCTCCCGATAAGCGTCCAAATGCCGCACTGACAGTTTCAGATAATTCCTTGACTACAACGCCAGTTTTACCAGCAGAATTTGTGACGTCGTTGAGAGCATTGCCGTAGTCTCCCCATGTCTTAACAAACGCTTCCAATGCAAGGGCAGCACGCTTATCCGGGAATGCTGCGTTGATAGCGAGTTGTGTCTGAAGTGATGTCGCACCCGTTTCTTTCAGTTTCGCAATAACCCGGTCCAACAATTTCATGGCATCTAATGGCGCATCAATATCAAATGGAATCTTTAGTGCTTGGGCGATTTGCGGCCCGCGTGTCTGAAGATCGACAATCAGTGCCCGGAAACCAGTACCAGCACGGCTGGCTGATTGCAGTCCGTTCGTCAAAAGAATTAAGCCGGCAAGAGTTTCGTTGAGGCTGATATTCGCTACCGCTGCAACTGGTGCGACGTTTTGGAGTGCAGTTCTGAATCCGTCAATGTCTTGGATAGACGACGCCGCTGCGGCGATCAATTTATCAGAAATGGCGAGATACTTTTCCTGCGGTGTCGTATTACCTAATGTGTCGCCAAAGATCTTATAGAGTCCAATGAGTGCCCGGATAATCTCTGTCTGATTGCCTTCCCCGAGTGAAGCTAATGCCAGAGCAGGAATAAACGCACCTTGAATCTGTTCAGCGCTGTTATTGAGCGCTTTCTGCAGTTCAAACACCACTTTGCCAGCTTCTGAAAAACTCGTACCAAAGGCCTGATTTGCCTGCACCATGAGCGCCCACGACTGACGCAATACTTCAGCGCGATTCGCACTCTGATCCATCGTTGCAGCAATCTGGTGCAGGATCTTGTCAACTGCGATGAATTCGGTAATCTCTGACGTGACGGCCCGGAAGGCGCCGTAGACAAGAGTCAACTGCCCGGCGATCTGAATATAGCGACCGAAGCGACCGAAAAATGTACTGAGGAAGGAGTCGGCTTGCGCAATCTTTGGATTCAGTGTTTCAATCTCGCGGCGAAATTCGCTCGTTTGGGTCTTGAGTCGAGCGAGTACAACGGGATCAATAATACCGCCTGCTTGTAGCGTTGCTTGAGCGCCCTGCAATGTCGTAATCTGCGAAGTAAATCCAGCGGGGAGATTAATACTTGCTTGCAGTTTCTGAAGCTGGGCAAGTTGTACTTTAAGTGCTTCGATATTACGAATACGCTGCAATTGTTGTTGCTGTTCAAGGCGGGCATTCTCTGCATATCCTTGAACTTGTGCAACGCCTAATTTCCGTACCGCAGCTTCGTATTCTGTCGCCGCTCGAATCTGCGTAACGCCAAGTTTTCGGAGTAGAGCTTCATATTCCAGCCCACTTTGAATCTGTGTAACTCCGAGCTTTCTGGTTAACGTTTCATTTTCAGCAATGGCAGCAGATTGTATTCGACCAGCTCTCTGCGTTCCGGCGGCAAATTCTGCTTGCCACCGTACAGTAGCCGCTGCATTACGATCAAGGGCCTTTTGAACATCATTGAGTTCAGCAGTAACTTTACTAGCGGCTACCTGCGCACCTGTCAGGCCTTGCTCAACTTCCTTAACCCCAGTTGCTTCAACCCTCAGCTTGATCGGCTGAATAGCAACACCAAGCTCTTGACTGAGCAGCGCGATCTGCTGTCTCAGCGCTGTAGTATCAGCACCAATAGTTAAGAGGAGATCTGTCGCTTGATCAGCCATGGCTAATTCTCGTCCTCATCTTCATCAGGTACAATATGCTCTTCCTCGATTTCAGAATCACGATCATCAGTGTCTTCGTCATCTCGTGCATTGAGGCCATCCACTAATTCAAACCACTGGACCCAATGGCCTGCTTCTATTTCGCCTTGCCGACCGAATCCAGGATGCGTGGTCACCTCAGGATTTTTCATGCGCTCCTTCTCCAATCTCTGCGCTTCGTCAATCCATTCCGTGAAGTACGATCCTACCCACCGCTCTACCCGCGTCGGCGTGGGAGCGTTGGGATAATGCCCCACGGCCTCGTCTACACTGTCGAGCCACCCTCTCCTGGAATATAAGCTGACGACACAGGCTGGGAGGTCGCCGGGGTCTCGATCGTTGCCCCAGGGGAATCGTCCGACTTTGTGGCTGACTCGCCAGAGGGTAAAAAAGCGTTCGACTCGGCGACCTTCCGAATCTCTTTCTCATCTTTCTTCATCGTGAACTGGCGACGGAATTCGACCAGTTGCTCCCGGATTTGCGGCGCGAGGCGGCCGATGAAGTTCGCCACGGGTTCCATCGGTTGCCCACAGCAGATCTCCGCTGTCGGCGACAGATCCCGCGATCGCTTCCCGCACTGCGCGCATTCGAAGGCATCCGCCGAAAACATGGCGTCCTGAGTCTCCGGATCGAGGACCATGTGCACGAGAGAAGAATTCATGAATTCCCCAAGCAGTCGGCTATTGACGAGCAACCGCGTCTGCCGATCCACGACCAGGGTCCGGAGATCCTTGTCCTCCATACCCTCAAGCTCAGTCTTCCTAGCTTCTTCCCATTTGACCACGGCTTCCTGTTCCTTCTTTGCCGCGTCGATGGCTTCAGGATCCGCGCCGGGCGCTAGATCCGCCTGTTCAGTGGCGAGCGGACGCTCGAGACTCAGAATCGCGTCCAGGAGCTTCTCCCGTGTCAACCGAACCACCTGATCGGTGAGCCCCGCACGGAGATCCTCAGCCTCGAAATCGTCCTTGATGGCCGCCCGAATCAGGTCCATTTCTTTGACAAGGGCAGCATTCTGCCCGTAATCGAGGCTCCGGAACAAGATAGGAATGCGTTCGTCGTGCGGACCCAAAATCGTGTAGGATTCCGTTTCCTTGAACAGTTCGAAGATCTTCGAGGCGGCAGACTTCGGGCGTGGCAGGGATCGGACCTTATCGGTAGCCATTGCGTGCTCCTTTGCTTGAGTGCGTTATACGTCTTACTGTGGCGCCGCTCCCCACAATCAGGAAGCGGCGCCCTTGTCAGGTGCTCCGGCGTCAGAAGACGCTTTTACCGTTTACGTCCGCAGCTTATCCGGCTTAGCACTCGCCGTCGGGTACACACCGGTCCCGCTCGACAGGTAGTACACCGCCGCATGCGTCACGGCCGGCAGTGTCGTTTGCGACATGATCTCGGAAAATACCACGGTCCCTGCCGAGGTGACCATCGCCGCCGTCACTGTAACCTCTTCCTGATCGAACTTGCCGCCCGGCGATGCAGTCGTATCGTTGATCGCCTTGACGGAAATCGCGTACTTCTCCGGCGGATTGCCGGACAGCGATCCTGTGGGCACCGGGATCGGCGTGACGCCCATGGATACCGCTGCGCCTGAAGACACCTTCTTCATCATGACGAAGCAGCCCTGATACTGTTCTGGCAAATGTCCGTTGCCGACAATCGACACCGCAGCCTTGGCTTCCGGATTGCCTGACGGCATTGGCAGACCAGGTGCCCACCCGCCAAGGAACCACGACTTGAGGTACTGCGTATTCTTGGCATCCTTGATATTCGCCCACACGTGCACCGTGCCAAGGTCGTCGGCCTGATAGCGATGCGGTGCCGTGTCTCCAGGATCCTGACCCGTGATCAGATCGAGGATGGCGTTGGACGTGTACTTGTCGAGCAGGCCCAGGGTCAGTGTGCCGTAGTTGTTCAGCACATCGGACTCGGGCGAATCCTTGCCGAATACGTGGAAGGTTTCGTCTGTCTTGTTCACATCTGGCGTTGCAACGTTGGCATTGTCTACAAAGTACCCATCGATGAAGCGCGTAATCCTCTGCTTCCGCAGAGGCGCGGACTGTCCCTTCATCTCCGATAACGCACCGGAGCGCACGGCACCCAGTCTCTACACACGCCATTGCGAGAGTACCGCGGAGTGCGTTCTCCCTCTTCGCAACGCTTGGCTCGGGATTGGCCGCCGGCGGGTGACCGGCTGGGCGTTCCCCGACTTCGCCGTGATTCACGTAAGCGATCACTCGCTTAGTGCGCCTGAGCCCGTGGGCTGACGTCTTCCTTCTTGCGGCGCCTGTAACGCTTTGCCTCCTGAGCCATTTTCTTCCCCTTTTCGCATAGTTACATCGTATTAGTTAAGACGTTACTTCAACTTCGTTTTGTCGTACATCGTTCGTGTTTGTTAGATTGCTGTACGTTGAATCGTTCATGCATCGCTTGCTCGTATTTCTTTTGGGACTGCCGTGAATTTTCCAATAACACGCACGACAAAGACCACGTCCATGACGTACTCTATCCGAGTGACAGATAGCAGGGAAACGATAACCCCTTGAGCTCTTGGGCATATTTGAAGAAGCTCGCCATTCCTCTATAAGACTTTTGATTCGTTGTTTCCTACGAATACCCATACTAGAATACAAGGTCATCATCCAAGAAATGGCAGCAACGCCGGTAACACGACAGAAATGTATGGGTTTGTAATTTGAACCTTTACAGGTTGAACCCTTGCGGTGCCATGTATTAGCAGCTCTATTCCACAAACGCGCAGCATGTTCTATAACATCACGGTCTGCCATTGCTAACGAAATTACAGGCTGCCTGTTCGCTTTAAGGAATGATCCTTCGCCTTCAAGAACGCCAGCAAGCCAAGAAATATCCTTAGCTATGGGTGTAATATCCCCTAAGTCAGGTCGCGTTCTCGCGATATCAATGGAATGCGTATTTTGGATTTTCGCGTTCACGCGTAGATGTAAGTCACTTGGTTTTATTCTATCTCCAGACATAGTGTTACCACGCGATCTATAGTTCTTTACACTACAAGATGGACACAATCCGTGAGCCTTACGTAACCTATCAGGATGACAGATAGCCGGTAGCCTGCGTCCATTTGCTCCTCGAGGAATTCGAGAGGACGCTTTCCATTTGTTTATAGCTTCCTTAATCTGTCCCCTTCTACGCGTGCCCATTTCAGAGTACAACGTCATCATCCAAGAAATAGCGTCAGTCCCAGACACGTTACAAATGTATACACGCTTAAGACCTGTAGTTTTAGATTGCCATGCTCTTAGTGGTCTATCAAATAAACTGGCTACGCGTTCGACAACATCTTTATCAGTCATCTGTAATTGAATAATTGGATAAACATCACTAAAACATCCCTCGCCTTCAATAATACCTGCGAGCCAGATAATATCGACCATAGTCATGATGTCCACCCAGCGTCTATAGAAACATCCACCTCACAAAGAAATCTAAAGCGATCTGCATCGATCGTCGGCGCATTCGTCGGCACTTCTCGCGCCATGCACCCGACCACTTCCACGGTGGAAATAACTTGCCGCGTTTCCGAATCATAAAGATCGATGCCCTCATTGGCCGCCGTACCAGAAAAGATCTCGATCAGATCGCTCATGAGCCGATCCCGATAGGCCTTGTTCTTCTGATCGCCGCCCTGCCCACACACAAATCCCCACAGCGGCAACCGATACACGGCGTCGAATCCCACGGACCCGAATCGATCGAATCCAGGGGACGTATATTCCGTACTGCCCAGCGCGAGCACGGGAGATTTCAGTACGGTCAAGTCATCCGGGAACGCTGGAAAGATAATGAGCCCCGGAAAGAATCCTTTGAGCGTATCGGTGCGGGTACCGACCGTATACTGCAGATCGGATAAATACCTGAACATCGACGCGATAATGTTCGGCAGTGACCGCATCAATGGTGTCGGGGCAATAGGCGGCATTATGTCATCTTCTCCAGCAGTTCAAGTAATTCAGATCCACAAGTTGGACAATGTGCGATTGGCCGAGGTGCCGTGCCTTCCGGTACGCCGACAGAAAACACCAGATGGCAGGCACTGCAAGCCCGCCAGATTGGTATCGGAGCCATGGACCTATTAACTTTGAGCGTTTTCACGCAATTGACCTCGCCGCCTGCCGGATCTCCGCTGCCATGCGAGCCTTGAGCCGCGTCTGACGAAGAAAAAGCGTGCCGCGGAACATGCGACGCGGGGCAAGTGTCTTGTACATTTCTCGTGCAAAGCGGCCGGGTTCTGGTTCGAGGATTCGTGTGCCGGGACGTGGAACAACTTTCCAGATCACGCCGCCGTTTTCCAGTGCCTGTACGTAGGCCTGATTGAACGGCAACGTCGGCCCTTGGATCCCGCGCCGGCGCGTCTGCCATGAGAACCCTGTCTTCGCATTGATACGTGTGGGACTTCCAAACCCTGCCACAAAGCGGTCCTGTGTCACTGCCTTCGATTCCAGCGGATCACTTTGAATCGCCTCACGCAACGATACCATCGTACCCTGACGGAGAAATCTGCCACCCTCTGGCGTTCCAAAGGCAGCGAGGCCTCCACCAGACACCCCGACACCTTCGGATAGAAGACGACCCTCTTCTTCCGGTGACGGCGCAGCATCGGCGACAGCAGACTTGAGTTCGACCGCAGCATAGCCGACCGCTGCGGACGCTTCCTGTCGCACGGCAACAAGGAATCGGGCGAGCTTGGCTCGGCCCTGTGCTGTGAGGGTAAGCGTACCGACTGCCATGACTTAGTTCAGCCTCCCGTTGTGATGGCACGCTAGGTACAGGAACAGTACGCCGATTCCTATGCAGATCGTTATCGCCATCCCACGCATTCCTAGATCCTCACGTCGCAGTCCCGCCTAGGGCGAGAATCACGGCATGGAGTAATGATGGATTGACATTTGGGCGAGCATAGATAGGTAAACCTGCTCCAAGTGAAAAATCTGGAATACCGCCCGTTCCTGACGTCCCTACACGAATGTAATTCGATCCTGGAGACGGCCAATTTGGCGCTCCAGCTTCATAGATCGCGCATGATTCATCTAGAGGATCAGAGGATCCGATCACGACGTAGCGCACACCATGGACTGCCGCCAGGGCTGCAGATATCACAGCGTCCGTCGGTCGCCGCACGCCGTGGTACAGAGATTGCGGTGCCCACACAGAGTGTCCTCGGCTCGACAGACCCACGAAAAAGAAATGATTATCCACGCCTTCGCCTGACGGATTCGATCCATCGGGTCCATTGCCGCCGGTAATGTCTGCTTCGTAGAACGACCCAAGCTGCACATCTTCATAGATTGCTGCGAACGCGCTCGATTGACCTCCGAAACACCCCGGTCCAGGAGGTCCAGGAGTAGATGCCGGAGGAGGCGGAGGAGGCAACGGCACAGGTACTGGTACCGGAGCAGGCGCCGGAGCTGGAGCAGGAATAGGCGCTGGCGTAGGCCCTGGAGCAGGCGCAGGCGCAGGTGCAGGCACACTTACACCAAGCGCTGCAGCAATACGTTGAAGCTGTACCACGGTCACGTCGAATGCCATGGTATGAGCGACGATGCGTTGCAAGGCAGCCAAGTCTTCCGCAAGCAGATCGATAAGAGGCATCAAGCGCTCCGTTTCTGTTCTTCTTCAGTACGGCCAAATGCTGGAATAATGCCGCCGTTGCAGACGATTTCAAACGCCGCGTCCACCTGGTCCTCGATGATCGAGACGTCGTTGTGCACACGTTTCATCAGATATCCGTACAGCGGATCCAGTTCCGCGTGCTGCGCTTTCTGGAACTCGAGGAACGTGAGCAGACTCCGCTTCGCGTGTCGCACGGAATTGTTCACCGCACGCCGGAATTCTTCCTTCGTTTTGGCTGACAGCGTCACGGTCCCGTTCTCAGTCATTGATTGACCTCAGTGACCCCAAGGCCACCTGTTTTGCAGGAAATTGCTTATCATGGCCACCGCAGCAGAGATAACGACGGCAAGCACGGTTAACATCTTCCACGCACCCTGCGTATACGATCGCGTGGCCAGTAAGGACTTCACGTCGGCCGCAATCTGAGAAAATGATGCAGCCATATTCGTCATCTGCGTCGCCACCAGTGCCATCTTCTCTTCAATGGATTGAAACCGTGTCATCTCTTCGAGTTGATGTTGCACCAGCGCGAGATCAGCTTTCGCCGCCGCTGCCGCGACCTGAAGTGAAATTTCTTTGATCATGCTCGTACGCTCGGCATTAAACCTCACCAGTTCTTGCTCGACCTCAGCACGGGTAATGGCCGCTTGGTAGAGCACACGCTCGGCCGCACGGTCAGCGGCAGCAGAGACGATCTCCGCGATTGCCGAATCGATCGTCGAAGGTGCCTTAGTTCCACTTGCAGGCTCGCTCATGTCGGCGTCCGGAGGAGTGCCTGGCCGAGGCGTAGAAGTGTTGTAACAAGGATCGCGCTACTCACCCACTGCCATTCGAGTGCGATGGTGTTGAGATCGATCATTGGCAATACATCGAATCGCCGGTCGAAATGTACTAGGGTAATCCAGCTACTGGTGAGTGCCAGCGCAACAATGAAATCCGCGAACCGACGGAGCACGAGTCCGTTCCTGATGTTCCAGAATTTGATGACAAACCACCAGAAGGACCCCGTCACGACAAGGCGTGAGACGTCCGAGAGCGCGAGGAGCAGATTACTCATTGGTCGTCAGAACTCTGACAGCGTTCACAACGATTTCCCCTGAATCTGGGTACGGGGATGCCCGTATCACCGCCACCGTGATGCCGTCGACGACCAGTCGTACCCCCGCCTGCATCAGGGAGCCGGAATACAGGATATCCGTTGCCAGCGCTAAGTCCGCATGCTGGATCACTCCACCCGCTTCTCCACGGTTCTCCACCTGCCCGCGCCAGGCCCAGTCGCCTGATAGCACCGTGGTCGTGCCACTTTGCAGGAGCGCTGGCGTGTCGTAGTAATCTGTCGGCGAGCTCCGTACCTCTGTGTAGACCGTGAACGGGCGGTTCCAGGCCTTCGCTCGGATCGCCTTGATCTGCGCTATTTGCGCGGGGGTGAGATAGCCGGTGCCCATTCACACCCTCGCTCCTTTGGCGCGGAGACTGAGACCGAGGAAATGGACACGATTTTGGACGGCCGACGGTGTTCGGCCAAAAACTACGGCTAATTCTTTAAGAGGAAGATGCCCAGAGAGATTGAAAAGGTAATTATCCTCCTCGCCATCCCACGGACGCGTACGCCAAGCCGTCGACATTCTGCCTCGAAATTCTGAGTTCTTCCACTTTTCACGCATAGCCGCTGACTTTGCTGCCCTAATGCGTTTGCGCTTAATTGGATCAGCGTAAATAGCTCTTATTCTCTTTGTATGGGCAACACGTTGCTCAGCAGTGCGTTTAATGCCACGTGGACTCCCCGCGTTTGGAGCCGAATTTAAGTCAGGTTTATGAATATTCATGAACTGCTGTTCGCGCTCGTAAAGCTGTTCAGAAGCACATTCTTCCAAAACTTCAAAAACGAATGCTGATGGTCCATATTTATCGAAGATTGCTTGTAATGCCCTAGAATGATGCTTACCTTGACGCAAACCCCTTAGATGTACCTTCCATCTTGAAAAGATATCAAGAGCACTACCAACATACATCCGACCACTGTCACCATGTCGAATAGCGTAAATTCCACACTTTAAATCATCACGGATAGCTGCGGTTACACGTACTGTTTCTGAAAGCCACTGCGACTGTCCACGACGAGTCTTCCAGTCATATTTAATTCCAAGTCGTCGGGCACGGTGGTACACAGCAGAAATTGGTACCCCTAGAACCTTAGCAACGGCTGCAGCACCATCTGCGGCATAACCGGATTTAATTACTGCATCCGATTCCTGACTCCAGTGTCCCTTTGTAAGACCAAGAGCCGCTGCCCGATTCTCTACGGTTTGCCTAGATAATTTGAGTTCTGCTGCTATTCTTTGTGGACCGTCGACTGCATACCGTTTCCGAAGAATGTCGTCGTACTCGTCTTTCCATCTACGGATGGCAGACTTCTGCACTTCCTTGCTCGCATGACAGCCTAGTTTCCGTGCTCGGTGCCATACGGCGTCGATTGATACGCCGAATAGTACCGAGCACGGACGGGCACCTTCGCTCGGATACTTCTCGAGCAGTAGTGCATCCATCTCCTTCGTCCAAATCACACTTGATTCTCTCTCAAACTACTGTAACGCGATGCGTTAGAAACGCCACTCGTCCTCGTGGCTCCCGACTTATCGTTCGCCGGGGAGTGGACTATACCTTCATCTCCCAAACTACCGCACGGGAGAGGGTGGCACCTAGTCTCTACACACGCCATTGAGTCAGTACAAACGAGTGCGATCTCCCCTGACCCAACGCTTGGCTCGGTATTGGCATCACAGCGTCCACCGAGTTCGCCACCATCCGTCATATCGTCACCAATATGACGCGCCGACCCCTTTACGCTGCTATCAACCGATCTCTCATATTCTGAGATATAACTAGTTGATTTTGCAGCAGGAGTAACGTAGCCGACAAATCTTGATTTGACGCCCATTGCGCAGTGCGTCAAATTTACTGGGCTATCGGGCTGGTTCCCTGACTTATCATTCGCCAGGGCATGGATCATGTCTTCATCTCCGGTCTGCACGCGCCGAAGAGGGCCGTATATGATCTCTACACAGATACCTGAGACGTGTTGCGAGCGCGTCCTCATCGCCTCAGGCATTTCGCTCGGCGTTGGCATCACAGCGTTCGCCGAATTAGCGGCCATCCCTTGGTAGCTCACGCAGCCAAGGCTCCGCAACCAACTAGATAAAGAGCAGGCGCTCTGTAAGTAGTTGATTTTACAGTCAAAGTTGTGAAACTTTGGCCCGATCCCATGGTACCCGCCCCAGCGGTAGTGGTGTTGTACACAGCGATCGACCCGATGGTGATCGCCGCCGCATTGTCCGTAGACGACCAGGACGCGGTCATCCGCAACGTACCCGTTGCGAGGGTGGACGCCAGCAGTGTCTTCCGCACGCGCGTCTCACCCACAAGAGCCGTGGACGCGGCATCGACAGCGGTTTGCTGCGTCGCAAGCTGGAGCGCGTTCACCTGCTTGGAACCGGTGACAGAGCCGACCTGCGCCGCGATGTACAGATTGCGCCCCTCGTTGGTAATCGTGTTCTTCAGCCACCCGGAATCACCGACAATCTTCAGGTGACCGTCGACCCTCTCCCCCATCTGAATCCGAGCGAACCCGCGGACATGAATCGAGGAGTGCGTGACTCCTCCCCGCGGGCGCCTACCCTTCTTCATGCGTGCAGTTGCCATGCGCCCCTCCTCCTCGTGAAAGTGTGAATGTCACGTGCATACCGCCTCCTCCTCTCTGCAACAGGGTTTACCAGCGCCAATCCCACCACGACGTTGATGGGAGACTCGTAAGCAAGTCTTTGGTCTCTCCCAACTCGGCCGCCACGGTTTCTCCAGCAATGGCGTGGTCAGTTAGACGTTCCATGACCGCCGCCAACCGTGCCTCAACCGATTCAATGCGCCGCTCGTACGCACGCGGCTGACCCGAGGTGTCCGTACGGCCGGCGACGTTCGTGTGACTGAGTGCCATGCCAGCAGACACAATGGCCATCCCGCGAAGATATTTCAGTGCCGCAAAGAGCACGATCGCGCGGGATTCCATGGGCGAGGCTTCGCGATCAAGCGTTGTACCAGCCAACCCAAAGGCTACGTGCGTGGCGGCGTTGAAATCCGGTACCGCCTGGATAAGGAGGTTCATCCGACGGAGGACGCCGGGCGCCAGGTCCTCGCCACCGAGTTCTTCAATCAATTGCGGCTCAAGGCTGCCCAGATCCGTGTTAGCCACGTCGCACCAGCGGTTCACGTTCACAGTGACCGAGGATCCATTCAGGGAATGCGTCGGTCAGCGTCTTATGTACACTCCAGCATTTATCGCGTGTTGTAAATCCACACACGCGAAACGTCGAATCCCCAATGGACAGCGTAAACCCCCACGTCAATACGGCAACGAGGTAGGCGATACTGAGCCGTCGTATCATGACAAAATCATTTCGGTATCATTTCCATATGCAGGGCATGCGCCGTACTGGGAGAAGAAAAGGATGTTCGGGTCACACGCGGCAGATACAGCGTTACCGTAGAGAGGACATCCGCCACCGACGGGAAGTTCACACAACTCGGTGCTCCGATTGAGCATTTGGCGTGCTTCCAATTCGGTTCGACCTGCCAGCATGGGGTACAGAATTCTGGGAGTACGAGAGCGGTGTGGCCTGGATAGAGAAAAGGCCTAGTGGGCGTTGGCCCGAAGATCACTCCAATGAATTGTCCGTTGGGCACCTTCTGCCCATCCGGTCCCCAAAAAGGCCGCATGACCGCAGCGGCCAAGTGTGCAATCCCACCTTCCACGGCAATTAGCGCTTGCGCATGCTCAAGGATCCACGCGGTCTCAGGTAGGCTTGCACCACGGTAATCAAAGTCAATGCCATCCACCGCGTCATCCCCAGTGCCGCCGACATGCACAAGGTGAAGTCCGTCCAGGTGAAGAGCACGGGCGAGCGCGGTCCAGCGCTCCGCCGGCCAGCGCTTGAGCCCTCCCATAGCACCGACACCGGTCGCCAAGACCACGTAGGGCTCGACTGGCCACGCAGCGCGATCCAGCGACGGCTCAGCCCGAGGTTCATAGACCGGCCAAATCGGCCCCTCGAGCCCCAAACTATCCAGCATGATTTGCGTACTGTGCATCCCAAGGGTCGCCAGGCGATTTGAGGACGGCGTCCAGTGGTCATAAAACCACTGATGCTTCTCAAAGAACGCCGTGGGCTTCCAGAGGCCGTAGGCCCTCGAGACGTACCGGACGTCCAGGAAGAGCGGAAACTCGTCTGCTAGGCTGTCTGCTGCCATTTGCTGGGGCATGGGAGCGAGTTGCACAGTTTCAACCACCTCTGGCATGGCCAGAAACACGTCCGCATGGGCGTTGCAGAAAACTACGGCCTTGCGTCCTGACTTGAGCGCCGCAGCCCGGATAACGGCCGTGGCCTGCAGCATGTCACCCAACCCGCCCATCTTGAGCACGCCAAAAGCCTCCGGATGCCGTTTGGCTGTCCGGCGTCCAAAGAGTCGGATAGCTGGCTCGATGGGTCGGCCCACCGCCATCCGCGACCGCGGCGTCCGCAAGGAGTCTAGGCACACAGTAACGAATTGCGTATACGTCCGATCCCAGGTCTTGCTCCGCGCGAATTCAAGACCGTTTGTGCGCATCACGCCGAAGCTGGTCGTATCCCCATCGAGATTGGACATTGCGCGCATATGACGCCATGCGTCGTAGGCAGCTTGGAGCGCATCCGCAATGTCCGCGTCAGCGACCACCGGCACCCGCTGACCCTGGAGCGTCGGAATGTACGCATGCACCGGGATCCCAATACCGCGGGCGTGTTGGATGTACTGACCCGGTTCCGTTCCGATGATTTCCGGCATACTGAAATCTTGCGGAACTACCGGAACAACGCCACAGGCCATCGCCTCGAGGACCGGAAGCCCGAATCCTTCGCCGACAGAAGTTGAGAGCAGAACGGAGGCAATCCCATAGAGTCCGTTCAAGGCCGTATCGTCAATGGTCTTGATCGGTCCATGGTTGTCTGGATTGAACCAAACGAGTTTCTCAGCCTCGAGCTGAATAGACAGATCCACGAGGTCCGTCCCGGGTGCATCGTTCGGACCTGGCCTAGCGACGGTATTGAAGTACGCCAGGACATCCGGCTTCCCGCGAGCGAACTGCAGGAATCCCGCCATGGATGCGCCCAAGTTCTTTCGAAATGTATTTTGCCCGTTGATCAGCACCGTGAATGTCTGATCCAATGGCTTCCCAAACAACACCTTGGACGGTGGCGGCATGGGAAAGAACGTCTCCGTATCGACGCCGTAATGAATCGCAGTCACGCCAGGCCGGCCGATCGCACGGGCACCGTACTGGCTAGAGGTACACACGGCATCGAAACCGTCGAGAATACGTTCACACAGCATGGGCAATGGAGCACTTTCGACATTTAGGTAGCCGACGAGCTTGTATCCGCCGGTCTGCAACCGATGATTGACAAGCCACGCCCAGTCCCACGGATCCCCGATCGCCACCACGAGATCCGGCGCAAAGTGCTCGAGATACGGTTGCAGGCTCGCCGGTTCGTGCTTCTGAATTGGGAAAACTGGATAATCGAAGTCCATGGCAGGAGCGTCAAGGTCAAACCACCCAGCGACCCCGACCGAAAATCCGTCGGCCGTGAATCGCGGCGCGAGTTCACGCACCACGCGGCCCATGCCAGAACTCACCGCCGGGCTATCGCTGACGATCAGCACACGTGGCACTATGCACTCCCCCTGGCAATGGTCAGCGCCAATTCAAGCACCTTGGATCGCGAATTCCTTTGCGCCAGTGTAAGCATCTGATTCAGCACTCGTTCATCCGGTTTCTTGTCGAGCACAGTCTGCAGCACCGCCACATCAGGCCCTTCAAGATATGATTCTGCGAGTGCCGTATCGCTCACCCGCATCAATGTGCCTTGCTTTTCGTACAGCGCCGCTTCAGTCACCGTGATATCCGGCAGCGGTTCTGCCGTGCCGTACGTCACGTCATGGTGCCGCAATTGACCGATGACACGCCATTGACGCGGATCGATCAGATGCTCCTTCACCCTCTCCCTCTGATGTGTTCTCATCGCACACTCCTCTCATTGCTTGATTGATCTTACGGCCCCGGCGGATTACTCACGCCGGGGCATCCGTTGTCAGTCCTTACGACGCCGTGAACGAGAATGTCGGCGACGTATACGTCCCGACGTGCGCACCAAACCAGAGCGCAGCACCGGAACCGCGCCTGGCGACCTTGAATCCAAACCACCGATCCCAGAAGGACTCGATGAGCGGATAGTCGTTCATCGGCCCTGGATGCAGCCTGAGCCCCCGCATCGCGGCGGGCTCGTACATGATCAACGGCCGCTCAGTCTCGGCAGAATTGCCTTCGACCATGAGGACGTAGTTGGCCGGCACGAGTTCCGTGACGTACCAGTCGACACCGAGCAGCCTGAAGCTTTCCCCGAAGCCGTCGACCGCAACGGTATCCGATACAGGCGAACGCACCAGCGCCGTGCTGCCGACGGTAAAGAGCGCAAGGTTCTCGATCGCCATCGCGGTATCGGAATTGATGAAACCAAGCAGTGTGCCCTTGGCCCCGTGATGCCGGATTGTCTGCTTCATCGCGGTGATGTCTTTGAGCACGAGTGTGCTGGCCGTGAGCGACACCAAGAAGTGGTTGTGGCCAGCCGCAAACGTCTGCTGTTGATAGGCCGGCGGATGCGTGATAATTTCCTCTGCCGCGTACTGCCCGTTCCAGAATCCGTACCCAGCATTACTGGTACCTGGGTTCGTCATTAGAAGTTTGAGAATGCGCGTCAGGATGTGCTCAGGATCCTCCAGCATCGGCCGGTTCATGGCGAGCATGATCTGCCGCGCGCTGGAGCGTTGCAGGGTATCGAGATCCGTCCCCACGCCGTAGCCATACTTCGTCACGACGGGGTACATCGTCGCTTCTACGACGTACTTGCGGTCTGGCCGTTCCCCAGGCCCGAGGACCTGGAATCCGTTCCGTTCGCTGATGCCGTACTTCATGATGTTTTCCGGCCACGGCAATGCGAGTGCGTTTAGTAGCGGCATCTCGACCGCTTGATACTGATCGACGGCAGCGGCGATACCACCGCCTGCATACCACAGCTCATTGAGGTCGATCATGTCAGATGTGACATATCCTTTTGGCATTGCTCAGTTCCTCCCTTTCTCAGCCAACGCCATTAGGCGTGGATGACAGCTGGTCCGATCATGATGACCAAGGTTGTGTCGTCGAGTGCGTAGCCGACTTCCTGGTCGATATCGCCCGTCGCCGATGCAGGAGCCGTTGATTGAATGGCACCACCAGAGAGCAGGTAATAGGTTGCGCCGGACGTGAGACCGGACAACCCCGCGATTTTGCCTTCGAATGTGTAGGAACCCTGCACGATCGTATCCAACACGTTACCCTTCGGATCCTTCATCTGCGCATCTTGTAGCGCCGCACCCCGAGCCTGCACCGGACCGGCCGAGGACCGCATATCCGCCGGGAGGATTAGGCCGGACCCATCCAGCCCAACGAAGACTCCCTGAAGAATGGTCGATGCCGCGGCCGCCTTGATCGGCGCCCCGATAACGGAGTTTGTGTTATAGGCTGCGATTTTCTTCGCCATGATTCATCACTCCTCCTGTGTGCGTGGGATTACCTGAACACCTTTTTGGTCGCGTTGGGGAAATTCTTCGAAATCGCCTTCAAATCCGGCGCCTGCTGGCCCGGGTCTCCACCGCCCGCGAACAACGGCACACGGGTTCCGGCAACGCCAGGGACTTGCGCGCCGGTCATCAACTGCTTCCACTCCTCGATCGTGAGCGGCTCCTTGCCGGCAGCCTGCTTGGCGACGATGACCGCACGCTTTTCTTCCTTCAGCTGCTCGTCGGTCAAGCCATAGTCGGCCTTGAGCGCGGCAATCGTGGCAGCCAACTTCTGCTCACCAGCGAGCTTGTCGAGTTCCGCCCGTGCGGTCGCAAGTTCCTCTGTCGTCTTGCTGAGTTCAGTTGTCAACTGGTCCTTGGTGACGTCCAGCGCAGCCGTCAATTCCGTGACCTTGGCCTCGAACGGCTTGATCCGCTCAAGTTCGGCTGTCGTCTCCGCCATCTTCTTCTTCATCATCTTTTCCATGTCCTTGTCGTCTTCACCGTCCATCGCCGCCAATGCCTTAGCCTGCTTGGCCTCGAGCGCTGCGATCTTGTCGGTGAACTCCGCTGTCACTGTGGCCGTGGCGTCCTTGAGCAGGGCCTCGACCGCCGCCTCCAGCTCTTCCGGAATGCCCTTGTACTTCATGGATGCTCCTCCTTTGGTCTGAGTGCCCTTCGTCCAGTCACCACCGGACTTCGTGTACGGCTTTGCCCAGTCATCCCCAGCTGCCTTCGCACGCGAGATGATCTTGTTTGCCACCTCCGAGCGTTCCGCGTCGGAGAGGTTCTTCGCCTGAGACAATCGCGCCCATGCATTCTTGCGATGTGCTTCGTCCTGCAACGGAAACCGCCGAATCGTACGGCCATCGACGTGCTGGATTAGCGCAAAATCCTTGTCCGACAGATTCTCACGGGCCTTGTAGGACAACGTGTCGGCCTGCGTAAAGCTGGTGCCACCGCGGAGATACGCAAGGAGCCGCGGGTACTGCTCGTCGTCCAGCACATCGAAAGCCTGACTAACATCCTTATCCGCCATCAGCAATTGCGTCTCGTGATGTGCCGCTGCAGATTTGTAGAGAAGCGCCCCACCGGAGAACTCGTATTGCCCGATCTCGATCACCTTGCCTCCTAAGCGGGACGCGCTGGCAGCGAGGTAGGCGATTTCATAACTGGCACCGAGATCCGCACGCTTCTCTTTGATCTCGTTGACGATATCCGGGAAATCATTGTCCCAGAGCGTGCCAACTGCGCGAAGAATCTGAGACCCATCGGCTTGGTCAATGACCACGCCGCCCAGAAACACGCCAATCGCCACGGGGTCCTTCCCAGCCGTAAAGTGCCCGTCGAAACCCTCCGTCACGTGAATAGGCTTGCTGATCAGCGTGGGCAGTGCCGCCTTCAACCCGGCCTTCGCCAATTGATAATGGAACTCACCCTCGTGATTGCTCGGCTTGCCGATGGACGTTAGATCGAAAATGACCAGATGGGTGTTCGGAGAATCCTTGATGGACGCCATGAGCGGATTTTTTTCGCACAACTCGGCCATTAGCGCCTGGGCGTCCGCTTCGTCCCCGGTTGTAACTTTTGCCGCTGCTAACTGCATCCCCACCTTGGTAACATAGCCAGGCTCGACCTCTTCCGGTTCACCTAGCAATTCACATTCGCCGTTTTTGCCGAGTTTATATTTCTGCTTATACAGACCTTTCCCTGGACCACCGGAATGGATCACGTGACCGTCGTAAACCTCCATGGCCCACGGCATGGAAGCGTAATCCATGGGTTCTGGCATCGGTCCCGGATACTTTGTATCGAGTGCACGTTGAACCGTCGAACGGATCTGCTCGTGGCTCATCGTCGCCGTGTGATATTTCACCATGCGACCGCTCTCCATAACTGATTCACACTGCAAGAGAACATCTAGATCGCCGCCATATCACGCCGATGCGGCTTGATGCAGCACGCGGTGAGGTGTGTGTGCCCTGATGGTTCTTCGATAACTGCAGCGCGGCCGAATTTGAATGGCCCAATCGTTGAGCCGCCACCGAGAAGTTGTGAGGCCGCGATAATGAGGAAGATCAACAGAACAACGCCGACGAGGATGAGGGCAGGCGTCCGCATGGGCTCTGGGAAGAATCCCTCGATGATCCATTTTGCGAACCATGCAAAGCCGGCAAGGACCGCCAGAACGATGATGATCCAGATCAACTGATTTGCCATCTATCGTCCCTCCCGCGTTCGAACGTGCACAGCAAAAAAGCCAACGACTCTGAGGGCTCGCTGGCTTTAGGCTCGCTCGCTTGGTGGAATGTCAACCGGCGCAAGGCCGGAGTATTAGTTACTCGTCAGTGACTCCATTCATGACCAACCTCATATTTTTTGTCATCAGCAGAACATACTTCCGTCCCTTGAAATTGATCCGCATTGGGAGCTGATCGGGAGTGAGTTCAACAGGAGGTGCAGCTACGACCGGGTGTTGTGCGTTAGGCTTGAATCCGCTCAATGGCACTACCTGTGGTGTGTCCATTTCGCCACAACACTACCAAGATGAACGCCTGTACGTCAAGTCTGCGTCAGATCAGGCCTTTCTTTTCTTTGTCATCCATGACAGGTCTGCGCAACGGTCCGTCGACGTCGATGCGACAGTTCCAGACAGCCCAAACCGTATGTGAAACTCCGCTATGGGAATGCGCAGTGACCCGCGTACTCGCGTGCTCGGAATGTCTCCCTTTTCAATCGCGCGGTACGCCGTTCGAACCGAAATTTCAAGGAGTGTCGCCACCTCTTCGACACGGTAAAACAATCGCTGGATTGGCATACTCATGAGTGGTTTATCTCAACACATGTCGAGTCATTCAGTAAGCACCTTGTGCAGTAACTCCGCGATTTTTATAGTAGAAAATGCTGTGAGGTTCGGTAGAGCTTTCGGCCCTCGTCCTTTCTTGGCGATCTCCTTCATGAGGTTGGCGGCCTGAAGGATGTCGGCGTCGGCCCAGAGTTGCTGGCCATTGAAATGTGGGTATCTCTGGACAACTGGCGTCATCCTATATTTCACCCAATGCGTGTTTTCAGCCGGCAAGAAGTCCACGTGGCCACCGTACGGCACCGCGATGACCTGGTTCCCCATGGCGGCGGCATCCAACAAAGGAATTCCGAAGGCCTCCCCACGGGATAAGGACACGTAGCAGTCCCCTCGAGCATGGAGGCCCCAGAGCATGGGATCCGTCCATTCCCCGCCGAGCAGACGGATCTTTGGCGGATCCTGGATCTGCATGTCCGTGCACAAAGCTCCGACGAAAAGAGCGGCGTCCTTGACAGCCTGCTGAGGATCCACACCAGCAACCTTGATCAGGAGCGCGACGTCATCCTGCCACGTAAAGGCATGGAGGAACGCGGTCACGAGACCCATGATATTCTTGCGCTCTTGGAGGGTGGTTACACAATAAAATACGTACGAGCTATCGAAGACCCCGACGATTGCCTGCCGGTTCGGGATGTTCCGTTCATCTGTATACGGTGGCATGACCAGCGGATACGGGACCACGGTCGTCGCTATGCCAGCTCGTTCGAAGACCTCCTGGTTGTGTTTGGATGGTACGAGTACCTGATCGACGAACTTACAGCCTTCGATCTGGATACGGTGTAGGCGATCGACCTCTACACAAGTCATGCCGATCCGCTTCGCTGTCATGAACGGTGGCCGAAACTTATCGAAATCCATCGCAGCGCAGTGGATCATATGAACGTCGGCTGGGCCAGAGAGATCGTAGTCGATGAATGCTTTGAGCGCTGGCGTGATCGGCACTTGCCAGCCCCCGTCACTGATGATTCGCTTCCCGCCCTTGAGGATCGCTGGACCGACTTCGACGTCGTCAAGAAGTGACAACGCAGTCAGTACTCGACGAGCCGCTTCCCCCATGCCCGAACTGTCAGCTAGAAACGACGAATACCCCACGCGGATCATCGGTAGAGCGCCTGCAGATACAAGACTATTTCCTGCCACCACGAGAGCTTCTGATAACGGGTAGTATACTTCCTTCGTACACCTTGACGAATATCATATTCTGAGCGCATCTCCTCAACTCTGAAATCTTTCCCACACTCCGAGCAGACAAATTGACCTAAGCCGATATCCCACAGTGGTCCATCGTGAAAGCACATATGATGTCCGAAATCGTAGATTGCGTAATCTCCTGTGTGCTCAACACCACAACGGCAGAAATACACTGGCTCAGTCTTGACACCGTCGAAGCGATAGTTTGATATAGTGTTCATTGCGTCTCCTTAGTATCTTTCCACGCCTGTACCATATTCATAATACAATCTACGTTTCGCAACATAGCCTCGCGCATCTTCCCATCTTCCGGCAACTGACCAGCTAGTGTGAGTAACTTGTCCACATAGTCTCGGATCCAGTCAGACGGAATATCTTTCATTCGAGCGTGACCCGACACCACGGACAGAACACGATCGACACGTGCACGGTTGATATCCAATCGTAGCAATCTACGTCAAGCTGGAGATACCACCCAACGTGGACGTTCGCAATCAACGCGTTATCTTTATCAACTGCAACGATCATCGCTCGTGTGTCCGGTGGCTTCTCTCCTCCGGGACAGACATGAGTACGGTAGAATGCACCCCTAGATCCCATTACCATGTCCTCCTTTGATTGACTATTGCCCGACTTCCTGTAGCCGCTGTTGCCCCCACTTGGCAATGAAGCGACGACGATTTAACTCTTGCTGAGGGAAAGCCTTCACTCCCCCCTCGTGTACAGTTCTCGAGTGGTAATGAAGCACTAAGGAGTTCATAGCACGGCCGTAAACTATATCAGCGTCTTTCATGCGGATGACATAATCCAGATCTTCGAAATACGCTTGACGGAATCCTTCATCGAACGGACCAATCATCTCAAATATTTTCCGTGAGATAACAAAGCCCGCGAAATCCGGTGGCTGCTCCAGCACATGCCGCCGCGCTTGCTTCAGCAGCGTTTCAAGGTACGCGACCGAGTGGACGGTGATAAAGCCCCCTGTCTCCTCGTGCCAGCGCTCGAGGTTCGGGATCGTATCCACGTCGTACACAACATCGTTATTGCTCACTAGTACGCTGTCATGGCCGTCAGCAAAGGCTTTTCGGATCCCGAGGTTCCAGGATGCCGCCACGCCAAGATTATACCTCTGGGGCAGATATCGAAGTCTGCCAGCGTTGGCCTCTGCCTGCGCCCACTCGCGCGTGCCGTCTGTCGAGGCGTTGTCGATGAAGTAGAGATCGCTGCGAGGATGCGCGGACGCGACCGCTTGCTTACTATAAGAAACGCAATTCACACACGGCATAACGATGGGTAGCATTACACAGCCTCTGTCTTCGGGCGACCAAGACGCTGCGTTATAATACGAGGTCCACGATAATTCAACAAATGCAGCTCATTTTTCATCTCTAATTGCCATCCAAGCTGAGCCCTCAAAGACGCAGTCAGCATTTTTTCTTGAAACTTCAGGGCAAGTTCTACCTGCGGTTTCTTTATAAAAGAATACTGTAGTATCTGACGAAGAATAGCAGCAGCGGTCTCACTGCCGGCGACCCAGTAATAACTCGGCTTACTTTTATATGTTCCTGCCCTGCCAAGAACAACATTGCCAACCCCGGAAATATCCCTACATCTTACAAGTGCTTCTGAGTTCGTATTGGACAATGTTATCTTCATAGCATATCGGACTGAATACTTACTTGAGCTTTTGTAGATGATCACGCAACCTTCGCCATCGAACAGGCCTGCTAACCAAGCAGCGTCTTCCTTTTTCATCTCTAACGGCATTGCCCCACGTGGTGAAGAAAAGGACGGGGAAAATCCCGCGCATCTCACAGAACAATACTTTTTCTTTCTCATTGGTCCACATGCACCGCCAACAGCAAAAGATTCTCCACACGCTGGGCATGTTTTTTCCCAAATCCTGGTGGCTCTTTTCTCAGCACCCAACGTCATCGTTCACTCTGCGTCTTGTCCAGCATCGCTTCGCGCAGTTCTTCGATGCTATGACAGCAGCGCTGGATGCCGTTAACGGTGACCTTCGTATGCATTTGGAATGGCAAATGTGGGCAATAGGTGAGCGTATATAAATCGTCGTATTCTAGCTGGCACGAAGAACAGGTTACGATCACGCGGTGAACCTCCGTGTTGAAACTACAGCTGCACGCTCCGACGCATTCAAGAGTTCACACTGTGCTCGCGCCGCTGATCGTGTGTCGAAGTATATCGGCTGCCCGTGTAGACTATGGACATCCCGTGATACGGTCGTGGTGGTTTGTCGATATCGCACACAGAGGAACTCGTTATTCAGCGCAAGTTCCGGCATCCACCGATCGAACGAGAACGCAGACATTACAGTGGCTCCTTCATCGCTTCGCCATTGCATCTTCCACGGTTGTTCTGAACGTATCCAGTCCTTGTACAAGCACTTCACAGACTTCCAGTAAATGCCACGCTATACCTCGGAGCACCTCAGGCGGAATATCGTCAATTGTAATGAGCGCGCGACGATAGGCGGCAAGACTCTTGTACAGTTGTACGTTCTCAGGTCTGACGCCGATCATTACAGTGGCTCCTTCCTCAGCAGCACCGTGATAAACGCTTCCGTGGCCATGTCTCCATAGACCGTCGGGCCTTCGATGGCGATGAGGTTCGCGGTAATGCCGATCGCGCGACCACCAAATATTGTCTGGCGCTGATTGAGATAGAGGAACGTCCGCGGTGAAAATAGCGCGACGTGAGTGGGATCTTGGACTGCGCCTTGTGATAAGAAATGCGGCACGATTATGCGCACTGTTCCGTTAACTCGGATCACCCGATCGAGTTCATTGATCAGTGGGAGGAGGCTTTCCGATCTGACGTGCTCAAGGAAATTGTCAGCCTCCGCATGATCAAAATACCCATTAGGGAATGGAATACCTATTATGCAATCGAAAGTCATGTCCGCCCCGACATCCTCGCGAATATCCGCGTTGATCCATTCATCGAAGCCCTCATCCCCAGGCTTCTTGAGCTTCGTCCCGCACCCGAGGTTCAGAGCACGAGTCATGTCTCATCCAACCGAAGTTGTGGCCGCCGCTGTCTCTCCGCCTTGCAAGACAATGAGCACGTGCTTGTTTTCGCCACCAGTGAGGGCTTCACGTAAAACTTGCCACCACACACGGGACATATAAGTTCGGCACCACGTCGCTTTGGCAGGACATGCGGGGAAGAGACCCTCATGACGCGGTATATCCACACGCACGTCGTTCACAGGCCCCAGCCACGGGGTCGAAGCTCTTCCGCTTACACTGTGGGCACCGGATTAGCATGATGCCTGCTGCGCCCGCAGGCGTTCGGCCTCCGACAGTGTGTCGCCTATCAGTGTCACGGCATCCGGAATCTCCGCACCCACTGGAATATCACCGACACCAGCGCCATGACGCAGGTCCGCTGGGATCGCAGGCTCTTCGACACAGTCGCGGTCGTAGAGTTCCGGATACGCATGACGAAAGCAGATGTTGACCATGGCCACGGCGTTCATGGATTGGGCACCGTTAACCTTTCATACCCAGGAGATCCTCCCCACTTATTAAAGTAGATCCTCTGGTTTTCATGGAAGAGCCTATCGGCCTCTTCCTGGCTATGGTACCGAAGATATGACGCGCTGTGCGGCCTACCATCAGCGCCGTGCGTTACCACGATACGCTGAGTCACGCCACATTTCCAACCACCTAACTTCATGCGACGCACTGCGTCGTCGTCATCGTGGCCGTACGCGTGAAACCGTTCATCCATCGGCCCTACTGCGTCCCACGCCGTGCGCCGGATTATCACTGCAACGAAGCACAGCGTCTTCGTGGCCTCGACCACGTCCGGTGTCTGCCAGAACACGCGCTTCTGCTCCGGGTTCCCCACGCCTCCGTCGATGGCCAGCGAGATCATGCCGTAGCGCTCGAGATCTGGGGATCGGAGTAGGCGCTCAGCACGCTGACGCCAGAACGTACTCACCATAGTCGTATCATCGTTCAGGATGAGGATGTCCGCGCTCTTTGGAATCTTGGCCACCGCGAGGTTGATGGCTTGTGCGAATACGAATGGTTGTGGCGTCGGTTCGAACGTACACATCATCTTCCAGCGATCTTTGAACTCTTGACTTAGCCCATTATCAGCGATCACGGCATACCCGAGCATGCCTGGCTCGGAGACTTCCATGGAGGACAGGAGCGCGTCGAGGTAGGCGTCAGTTCTGGACGGGATGACGGCGTAGATCATGCGAAGTTTGGCCTTGCGAATTCGCCAAATGCTTTTATTGCTGCTGAATCATAAGCCCTAGCGGCTTCCACCTCGGACTTAAAAAGTCCAATATGTCTTTGAATGCCCATCTCCTTAATCGTTGCTCTCCATAAAGAAGATTTCTTAGACCAACATACTCCTTTATATTTACTAGATAAAACTTTGCCACGTTTTCTCTTTTCAGCGTTGCGCATATTCTGACCATTAGTACATTCCCTTAAATTGATCAGTCTGTTATCAAGCCCATTACCATTTATATGGTCGGTATATTTGTTCCCAGATGTACCAAGAATCATTCTGTGCATGTATTCTTGTTGACGACTTGGCACTCTAATATTTGTTGCGGCGTACCAAGTATACTTTCCTCTAATCCTATGCCACGGCCAATTACTAACTAAGGGTAAATCTTCCTCGTTAATAAGTGCCCAGTCTCTACCGGCAAGATCTATATACGCTATACCGTCTTTTATAATTATAGGTCGGCGTGTTCTCGCGTTCATGTATCGCTCCAGGATACAAATTCCAATGGTCCAGGGGCATGAATATCACTTCTTCCTACAATATGTTCGTACCGCCCTTCCGCGTCGTTGGCCGGATCCTGAGCATTATAAAAAATGAACTTTCGTTGCCGGAGTTCTTCAGACACGTATCCAAGGTGTAAAACAGGAAGGTGGGCATTCCCAGACGTCGGCTCAGCCCCGAGAGGTCGAAAGTTCTGGCGAGGCACACTGCCTCCGTGAAGACTCCATTGTGTGCCATGCCACTGGAAGGTAGAATTGTACAAAGAATGTTCGTTCAGTCGAAGAATGGTAAAGAGCCTCGGGAAATTCAACTTCGCGAACGAACTACCAGGGATGTCCCCGTAAATACCGTCCACGCGACGTCGATCTTCTGCATCCCAAGCGTAAAGGAACGGAATGTGCAAGATGTCAATGCCCGAGCGCATCTGTTCGATAGCCGACGACCAATTACGAATGGCTGCCAGCGTAAGAATTTCATCGCCATCAAGACAGAGTATGTAGTCAAAATCCACGGTCGCTTTAACAAACCGCCAGAGTATCACCTTATCCACGATTTCATTGACTGACTCTCGTGGCCGCACTACATTGTACCGAAACGGAGAACGGATTACATACAAGCACCGATCGTTGTACGCCACAGCAATGGGATCTGGCGCAGCCAGCAGGCGATCAATGACATCCGTACTCGGCAGGACGGTCTCAAGCGCCTCACGTATAGTTCTGTCTTCAGATCCGTCGTCAAACAGCACAACGGTCTTTGCCACCTGGTAAGTCCGCTCAAGTGACCTTTTTAGCCATCTTTCTTCGTTCCTCACTCTCATCATGCACGCCGTCCGATCTCGCACCGCCGAATCAATCATGCCAGTCTCCGAAAATACCCACGCGGGTTAAACGTGACGACGTAGCGCTGCTCGAGGACCGAGTCGAGCACAAACTCCGGATGCTCCGGCAGCCATTTGTCCACAGCTTCCCACGGACCAGGCCCAAACTCCGACCCCACGGGATGGCCGTTCAGGTTCGTGTCCTCCACGATAAGGTAGCAGTCTGGCGAGACCAAGCCAGCGTAGGCTTCAAGTTCCGCACTCACATGCGGCTCATGATGATCCGAATCCAGAATTACCATCACACGTTCGCTGGGTTGGATCTGCTCTCTGACCTGCCGAAGTATCGCCGAGTCCGTTGAACTGCCCGTGAGATACGTCACGCGGGGATGGACGGGTCGACTGGTCACCATCAGATTCGCTGTGGTCGGATCAATGTCAATAGAAAGAATGCGTCCCTTCCCGATCAACTGACAAACTGCTGCCATAAAATACGCCGAGCCACCGAAAGCCGTGCCGGTTTCAATGATCACATCCGGCAGTGTTCGGCACAGAATCTCCTGATAGATCCACATATCAATAGGGGATTTGAGCACGGGCACCCCGAACCATCGCAGCGTGTCGAGCCTGGAGTAATAGACGCCGTGGAATGCGTCGATCACGTTCTCTTCGGTCAAGTTCACGGTGACAGCTAAATCCACCGTCGGTGCACGACCATAGCTCATTACCGATCCCTCCGAAGCCACGCGAATGACGTCATGAGATGCCGCTCCCGCGTCACATCCTGCACGAATTCAGGATGCTCGCGACAAAACTCTGCCACCGCCAGCGTCCCCCAGTACGGATCACCGATGTCGAGATCCGCAAGAATCGCTGGCGTGAACTGCGGTCCGCGCTCGGCGGACGCTTCGTCAAATATCCCGATATCCTCGACAACACAATACTGCCCCGGCGTCACCAGTGGTGCATAGACCGCCAGTTCTTGTTTCACGTGCACGTAGGTATGCGTAGAATCCAGCGAGACCATGGTCGCCTTCCCCCGTGCGCACTCTCGCATTACAGACATAATCTCCTCACTGAGACAATCGCCGACTAGATACGTAATCCTCGGATGCTCTCGCCGGAGATGGAGATACACATCGACGTCGACCGTGACCACGTGGCCCTTTCCGATGAAATCGAAGATCGAGGCAAAGAAGAACGCCGACCCTGCTCCACTCGTCCCACATTCAAGTAACACATCCGGCTGAGTCTCATACAGCAATTCCTGATACACCCACAGATCCATGGGACACTTCGACACAGGTTTCCCCATCCACGACGTGGATTGCCATGGTGCTAGGGCACTCGGGTCTCCGGCATCACGGCGCTTTTGTGCCAGACCACCGCTATACAGCGCACGGAATCGTTGAATCGCTTCGGAATCTGTCATGATATTTTATCCAGCGGCCCGAACATCCGTTCTATGTGGTCTACGATCTGTACCGCCGTGCGTGCCCATGAGAACGTTTGCGCTGTTATGAGACCAGGAAGCAGTAAATGTACATTCGTTCGCGTGACCATAGGCCACGAGGCATCCAGCATCGCCGTCCGCATGGCACGGCGCAAGGCCTCGCGATCCACGCGATGGGCTATGCCCACGAGGTCCTGAAAGTACGCGAACTGTTCCTCCACGCACGGGACCAATATCGAGTTGGATGCGTTGGCAAAGACCCGGTGCGCACCCTGCTCCGTACAGATCACCGGGATCCCGCACGACATCGCTTCCAACATCGTCATACCAAACCCTTCTAGGCGCGCCGGATGGACCAGGCAATGGCAGGCCGTGTAGAACCCGCCCATCTCCGCTTCCGGGATATTATCATCATGCACGACCAGGATGTGCGGGGCATTGGCCTCGAGATGCTCCGTCCACGCGGACGCGTCATCCCATCCTCCTGTCTTGACCACCAGAGTCACGTCGTCGGCGTCCGTGAACTCGTTCAGGTAGGCTTGGCGCACGAGATCCGACCCCTTCCGGGGCTGCCCGACGCCTATGTGGAGGAATCGGAAGGCCCTGGCGCCTTCGAGGGCTCTCGGAGGGCGGTCTGGATTGAACAGCCGGCGATCCACCCCTAACGGGACGCCCCACACTGGCGTGGGAACGGACGCTCGGCACAGTTCCCGCTCTATACGGTCAGCAGAGAACGTGGAAATGGTCAGGATGACGTCGACCGTCCGTATATTGTCCAGCCATGTCGCCGGGAGATGTTCGCTTTCCCATGGGAGGAGCCCTATTTTGATTTTCCCTTGGATGGTATCCCAGTTGTAGGCAGGGCTGTAGTACGGCTCGCACCGTGGCCAGCTTTGGCGGATCGTGATCGCGTTGTCGTAGTCTTTTGGCTTCGCTGCAAGCTCGTCCAGAAGATCGCGGTCAATGAACGACTCGCGGTGAGGTTTCTCGCGTCCCTGTCCCCATGCCTCGAGGCGCACGTCATAGCCTAGACGATGCATGGCGCAAACAATATTGCGGTTGACAACGCAGAAAGAATTTGGCTCGTACACATTACCATCAACAACAATGTGCATTCTTCTAGGCCCTTTTTCCCAACGAACGCCTATAGCGCTGATAATGTTTTTTACACACATCTTTAACGAACACCGGAATTCCGCATTCTGACATTTTACAAATTGGGCGATTCATATCTGACTGCCTATCCTTGCGGTACTTTCTCTGACACGTTAAGCAAGTCCGTCTCTTGCCCTTGATACCCGTATACACAGATACATTTTCACCAGATAATAAATGCCCATTGAAACAATGCGTTTGGAATTTATGTGACATAGGCCGCAATTTCCAGAGAGTCAACTTCTTCAAAACCTGATCCCGGCGCTGAGGAGATAAAAGTGAATAAAGCGTCATAGATAAACCTGCCGCCGTCGGTTTTAGAGGGATAAAAAGATATACTGCCTCCAAACATATCTTTTAGTTTGTACAAGGGCCATGCCTGTACCTGTACCGCACCTACTCGCATGCTATAGCCAGTTTTCCTACATTTTGGCTACCGTTAGAAAAATCGAATGTGCCTTCTCCCTCTAAAAACCCAGCAGTCCATTCAAGATCACAAGTAGTAATAGTCTTAAACTGACATTGCCCAGCGTGAGCAGCCGACATCTTCATGCGTGTTTCTGCACTGGGAACTCGTCCAATATTAGCGGCTACAATTTTAGCCTTAGAATCTTCGGTATGATGCGAGCCTAAGCGCATTTATTCAGCCGGCTTAAGCAGATTACACGGCCACTTGTACCCTTCGTACTTCTCACCAGTCAACTCGAACCACTTGGCGATCGCACGATCCCGGTCATCGAGGTATCCAGTCCCACGTGCCCAGTGCGCGTATTCGTTTGTAAGCCCAACGATACAGAAATACCACGCCCCCGCAATGAAAATACGGCGCGCCAGGGCCTTACCTTCGATCTTCCCTTGCTCGCTCACCTCAATAATTTCAATGACACGCTCACCAGGTTGCACATTTTCTACTCGATACTCTGGTGGCGCAGGATTCAATTCGATGGCATTAGCTTTCGAGAATCTTCGGTACCATTCCTGATCCGGCGGCCACTGTTGCATTCTGTATACTGGAACTGTGCCGTATGACCACGCTCGTCCGCGAAAGTACCCACAATGCTTATCATTGAACTGCACTGTGCCTAAATGCTCTCGCGCTAATGATAGATCAGATCGTGGACCACCAGGATCGTTATGCATGACCTTAACGTTCATTGCCCCCACTGTATATCCCGCCATGCGCACACGTAAGGCGAGATCACATTCATTTTGATGTAGGAGTTGCTGATCGTAGCCCCCTACAATGGTGTACACATCTCGTCGAAGCACCCACATCATCCCGAGCCCCCACCGCAGTTCCCGATACCGATCGTGCTGAATAAACTCTGTATAGTTCTCCGTATTCGGCAAGAGGAGCCCGAGCTCCGGACAGTTGACCATAGTATCCACCATGCGCGCCAACCAATCGTCCGTCTCCGCAGGATGCACGAGGGCATCATCGTCCATATGGAGGAGTAAATCCGAATCAGCCGCGAACTCAGCCAAGCCCTGATTGACCGCACGCGAGAGACCCAAGTTCGTCGCATTGCGCACGATGTGCCAGCCCTCACGCGCTTGCGTCTCTAACAGCGCCAGCGTCTCAGGGTCCGTCGACCCGTTGTCGACGATCACGATCCGATCCTGCGGGATCTGTGGATTGCAGGTCAGGCGCGAGATCGTTTGACGGAGGATCTGCGGTCGATTCATCGAAACGATAGAGATGCCGACTGTCACCGCCATGGCTCCGTCAACTCCATCAGTTCATCCGGCGTCAATCGGCGAGCGGTGAAGGACGTATACGCAGGTTCCGTCGTCTCATGTGGTGTTGACAAGGGTCGGTAGAAGAAGAATCCTTCTTGCCGTATCACGCGCGGCATTTCCAGTTCCGACAACAGATCCTCATGAACCTTTTCTCCTGGACGACGCCCGATGATACGCACCCCGGCTGGCCCAGCCATCACCTCCGCTAACTCCCCTAGCGTGGTCGAGGACATCGCCTTGGAGACGATTACCCCAGATTCCTGCACCAGCGCCAGATCTATCAGATCGACGGCCTCGTCCAACGTGAAGAAGAAGCGTGTCATAGTAGGATCCGTCACGAGTAACGGAGCATCGGTCTTCCGTGCCTCCGCCCACTTGAGCAGAACCGAACCACGCGATGCGATGACATTCCCATAGCGGCAGACAACGAAGGTCGTTCCTGTTCTTTTACGATGCGTATGAGATTCCATGAAGAGCTTCTCAAGGAGCGCCTTAGTCAATCCGTATGTATTAATAGCATTGGCCACTTTATCAGTACTGATTCCGATCATTCTATCCACGCCGCCCTCTTGCGTGACTGCTTGGATCATATTAATCGTGCCGAGGACATTCGTGAGGACATACTCTGTCGGCTGGAGTTCCGAGACGTCAATAAATTTGAGACTGGCCGCATGCAAGACAATCGTGGCCCCGCGCACGGCTTCTTTACACGCCCGGAGATCGCGGACATCTCCCAAGATACACCTGACATTTGGATACAGCGTGTGGATTTCCCCCTGCTTGACTTCATCGCGAGACAAGATACGTAATTCATCTACACCAGCAGTAAGAATCTGTGGAATCAGAGCCCTGGCAAGTGACCCGCTACCACCAGTCACAAGTACGACATCACCTGGGCCGAGATTCTTCATAGCCCCCTCAGTTTCCTCACCTGTATCTCCGCTTCCGCATGAGACAGATCACCGTAACTCACCCCAGGCTTGACGTCCGTGGTAAATAGAATCCTGCCCGTGCCCACTCCAGCAATGCCGTGCTGTCCACACCGAAGCCACAAATCCCAGTCTTCCAATCGCCGAAGGCGCTCGTCGAAATGTAAGATACCTTTCAAAACATCAATATCCACTAGACTCATCATGGTGATGTAATTCCCAAAGGTCAGGCGTGGCCAACTCCACGGCTCGAGGCCAAAGGTTTTCACAGGCACACCGTCCAATAACTGTACGTAGCTAGGGAACGAATATCCTATTACCCAATCATCGGTATCACGTGGCTTTGTCTGTGCGGTGCACAGCGTATCGTAGAGGCACTCTACGGCGTCAGGTTCCCAGCGACAATCATAGTCACTAAAGAGTATCAGTCGGCTGGCTTCGATCTCATCAAGGGAATAAGACGACCGTTGAATCCCCTGATTTCGCGCCCAGCTTTGCCCACGCTGCTCAGCGTCCACCACGATAATAAACTCGAGGTGCTTATAGGTCTGCGCAAACAGGGATTCTATCGTCTCTCTCGGAACGTCCGTCGTCCGACACGGAATCACAACCGAAATGGTCTCCTTCATGTCTTAGGTCGCACGACAACACCGAGCTTACCGAGCAAGTACACAATGTCCTCCATAGAACGACGGTGGAATTCTTTCACAATATCATCGCGATCTGGTAACTTATCCCGCACCGCGTCAAGGGCACGGACAACCCGCGCAGCAATCTCCACCATCCGGGGTGTCTCCTTCATGTCCTCTCCGGCGTCCGCTCGCCGCCATCGGGTTGATACCCCGTCCCCTTATCGCTCCGCGGCTTCCCGGTGACCCCAGGCGGTCGACCGGGTTGCTTCGTCGGAGGTAGCGCGTTCTGCTGTCGGCTAGGACCTGACGCCGGCTTCGGCTTCCCGGGAGCCTTCGGCATATAGGTACCGCCTTTCGGCTGCCTTGCGTCCGGTACACCCAACTCCTCTCCAGCCCCAGGGTCGACAGTCTGTTGTACGAATGTCAGCGGTACATTCTCGTTTGTCAGGTCGTCTACGTCAAGGCTAATCTCCTGCGCGATGCGCCGGAGTTCCACGTCGTCATCCAAGGTGTGATGGCGCAGCAACGTGCGGAGTGAAATACTGCCCATCTGCTTCAATTTGAGGAGCTCCTGCATGAACGCCTCGGACTTCGTATTCAGAGGGTTGGGCGACCATTGCGGACGCACGCTGAGTTTGCCGTGATTGATATCCATGATGTGCTGCGCCAGCATGTGCAGGAATGATTTCACCTGTTGCCGAATACCGTTCAGGAATTCTTCGAATCCGCTCACGTTGAACTTGTCAAAGCGCTCGCGTGAGCCCGATGTTGTCCGGGGCCAAAAAATGCCAAAGGCCCCCATGATTTCACTCGCACTCGAACCGTATTTCTGATCCGAGAGCAATGTTTGCGGATCCGGCTGCTTGATGATGAGATCTACGTAATATGGTAAAAAGAGTTCCATGGCCGGACCCACACGCCCATCCTGGATCAACTTGCGTACCGTCGCAATCGTACCGGGAATTTCATTACCCTTCGCATCTTTCGACGGAGACCTCGGAGGATGATCCTTGTCGCCTACTTTAAACACCATTACGTAGTTTATGATGCCATCGAGCAGCGAAATATCAGCGTGGAACATCTTTTGGCGAATAATGAACTGCGGCAAGAGCGTAATAAACGGCGGCAACGGATACACGCCATGCCCCATCGTCGTCACCATGCCACGCCGAATACTCACAATGTCGCCAGGGCTCCAGGCAAATTTCACGCAATATCCTTCGGTATCTCCGTCTCTCGCCTTCGCACTCATCGGCGGAATCGTCACCATATTCGCCGGCACTCCGACATGTGGCATGTACGTCGGTGCTTCAATAAATTGCCCTTCCTGCATCGTCGTCGCATAGTTGACCGGCTTAAAGTAGAGAATGTTTTCGTTCATGAAGAGCGAGTTCTCTCGCCGGAGCGTAATGGACGATGCCGGATAACACGTGATCGCCTTCGGCACAAGATACGTCTGCTTGCCGAAGGCCATCATCCCGAGTTGCCAGTGCGGCACGAACATGCCAGAGAGCAGCATGTGCCGGGTCGCCCACGCAACAATCTGATCCAGACCGGGAAGCACGTTCGGCACGCCAGTATTAATCTGCGCCGCCCACTCGTTCCAGAAATCTTCCTCGCGCTCCAGGCGATCATTTCGCGGGGAATCCTTTTTCTTCAACTGTTCCAGCCACGATACGCCTTTGGAATCCGCCGGCAGTTCCCACTGTGACCCATTGGCGCAAAACTCAACCGTGCGGTCGATCAAACGTTTGAAGAGTGGGTCCGACCCATAGGCGTCCCACATACGCAGGACACGCTGTTGGTAGGTCTGCGGCACGAACGTCAGATTCATCGGGTTGCCGGCCATGTCAGGTCGGCTTGAGGCCTGCAACCGCATTAGGGTATCATCCCGCTGCGCCAGTAGATCCGCCTGTCGCTGCGGCGCGATATCCGCGTACAACGTTGCCAATTCATTCGCCGGGGCTCTGGCCATGATCGTCCTCGCTCCTGACTGCTAAAATGGATACGCCGTCACCGGCGCCCATGGGCTTGGACGATCCCCATGTTCCAACTCCACAAACACACCGCCTTCCGTTGCATCGGGCGGTATCAGGGGCGTCTCCAGGAATTCCATGACAGCAAAGACACGGAAGGCATCAGTGCAATTATGAACAGTTATTCCACTCACCGTGAATGTTTCATCGTGTTCAACTTCGAGGTTATACACGAGTCCTGAATACCGCTGTCTCGCAATAGGTTGCCGTACAACCGTCCACTCATTCCATGTCCATGGAAGTGGCAGAACACCAGTGCGCATGAAATCATCGAACGGCGCTACATCAGTTGACACATTGAGAGTCCACGCGTCTTGTCTATTGAATTTTCCACGCACACTATTATCGTAGAGTCCAGCCATGGCCCGAAATCCCAGACTACGCAGTGCGTCTACAGTTAACAAAGCCATATTGTGCGAGATCGTATGTAGTCTCCAGTATGGTGTTTTATTTCTAGTGCACCTAGATCCATCACCCTGGAATAATCCACGAATCCACGCCGCAACTATTTGGCGTGGAGCCTCAAGGAGCCAACGAGGTGGACCTATATTGGCGGACAGCACACCAAAGGCCCTCGCAAATGCTTCTCCTACCGCAGCTGAATGTACGTCAACTTGCATACCGAGTCCTGGTGCATTCCGAGTTGATGACGGAAGACCAAACTTCTCTCGCATCACACGCTGTACACACTCAATATATGCAATTTCTTTTTGATGAAAACCAAAAGAAAAGGTACGAATATTTCCATTCGGTTGTCGCTCTACCGAACCTTCTGCTAGATACAAGCCCATAACGTATGCGAGGTCCTCATCTACTTCAACCTTGGCAGGAACTACATGTGTAACATTCGTCCTATATTCGCGCCTCGACACACACTGACGCCCATAAGGCTTACCTAATTCATCAAGGATCTGCAGTATAGGTACACGATCCTCGTAATTCGTATGGTCCGCTACCATTTGTATCAAATCACCAGCTTCTACATTACCGGCTACAATCCATTCAGGCTGACCCAGCTTAGCCTTACGATTAATCTTGTAATGGCGCTGACATGTTTTCGTAGATGTCCACCAGTCTTTCTTTCTTCTCAGCACAAGAACTGGATGTTCTGGCGTTACCCACGCATGATTATTACATCCAGCCCTCAATCCAATCATTTCGCCTTCATATGGCCTTGATAAGACAGTACGTACTCGACACCACCGCCCCCGATGCGTCAGGACCTCATCACCAACTACAATATTGGCGATAGGAATATGACCTCGCCGAGTCGTTACACATTGATCTGGACGAACACAATGCACGTCAAAGGGGGTAATCACACGTGTTGTCCCGTCTTGGTTCCTTACCTCGCGCTCCCGATTGAATTCCGTCGGAATGCTTTCATCATGCGAGATCGCGATGTTCCTCTTCGAAAACATCGTACGCAAGGTCCGTGTCCCGATGGACTTCGCATGTTCCCAGACTTCTTCTGGCTCAGCGTCCACCGACCCAGCCGTCCATCCAGAAAGCAGAGTTTCCGTGAATGCGACACGAATAATACGTTCACCCCACCCGTATTTGCTTTCCATGTCTTGCGCAATTGCACGACCTTCACCCTCTGTCGTGTCAATCCCAATGTAATCCGCTCCATACTTTCTCCCGATCTCATGCAGGATATCCGCCTGATCTGTGTGCTCCATACGATTGATAAGCCGCACGCGTGTGAATAACTGCCACCGGCTGGCCCAGAACACAAACGCGAGTATCTCTGATGGCTGCGAGTACCCGACGTCCATAGCCAGCCGAACTCTCCCGTCATACGGACACGGCGGAAGATCTCCACATGCACCTGATGGCGTCAACCCGGCTTGCTTATATAACTTACCGGATATGACGAAGAACTCTGGACTCAACGCCGATTCCCGGCACTTGTAGATCGCATCCAGATCCCACGCGGACCACACGGGATGCCCCCACTTCGCGTCGATCTCCTGAATGAACATGTCGGAATCTTCCCCGTCAAGATTGTCCGCAAGATCGCGCTTCGTTCGTTGATCAAAGAACGGATCGTGACGTCTCGAAATCTCGAAACGTCGATCAGCAAAACTTTGAATGATCGAATCTGCCTTTCGGAATGGCGTATCCAGTCGCCCATCAGGCACACCAACCATGAGCGTCCTCGATCCTCGAGGATCCTTCGCGCCCTGTATCTTAATCCAGGCACGTTCGGGATACTGTTGCGCTTCTTCGACGATGAGCAGCGATGCATGCTTGCCTTGAATCATGCGCGCATCGTAATCTTCTCCAACGCTTTGGCCGTAAATGATATGCCCCGTCCGGAGTTCTATGGAATACGGAGACCGGATAATACGCTTCACGAACAACTTAAAAAACGGCAAGTTGAAATAGTCAATCACGCGCTCCATGCGATCCATAATATGCAGAAAACGCAGGGACGTCAGGAGTGTTTCCTCTCCAGGATGATTCATTGCATGGCGGACAAGTTCTGGCTGGATTATTGCGTACGACTTCCCGCCTGCCCTCCCGGCCCGCACAAGCGTATCACCATCATCCAATGCCGCGATCGGCACCGCAAAGGTATACCGTCCCCAGTACCGGAGCTTCGAGACCTGGGGCACCCAGTACTCGCGAAACGCGAGCGGATCACGGATAACAAATCGCAAGCATACTTGTTGCGATGCTCGTGTTCCCTTTAGAAGCGTATCCATCGGCACGAACTAATCTCGCAAAATATTCGCAATAGGAATCCGAATGGTCATACTCCCGACCTTCGTATCCCCAGCATCGGTATAGGAAAACGCGAAATGCGCGATATGCGGCTCCGTCTCGAGCGCATCATTGAGAATCACGGTATCGAGGACCGTCATCTTCCATAGCAGTACACCATCTTCATCCACCGTCACCCCGTTCGTCTGCAGCACGTCCTGCATGTCTCGACTATTGATGATCGCCAACGTGTATTCTTGGTAATACGTGAGAGCAAGCGTATCCAGCGCTGATCCAGGCACTGGCACCTGCGCCAAGTCCACCAGCGTCGCAGTCAGTTCCGGTGTCGTTCCCTCGTCCAGCGTCGTGACCGTAACGTCAATGCCATGCCTCATAGGATCGTCTCCTCATCACGAGATCCAGGTGATCTCACGGCTACAGTCACACCAGACGCTACACGAACACTTGTACTGATGCCCGTCACCGGATGTGTACCGACATGAATGAACCGAAGAGAATGGAACTTTCGGCTCTGTGCCCGCGCCCGCTCTCCCACGCTCCTCGTATCGAACACATCAGCCGAGACTCCGACCTGAGAAAGACCGAGTGTAATGTGTTCCGATACTAGCGACGCATCCGCTACGAACACAAGGTATGGATTCAACAGCAAGCTAACACCGTCAATCACCGGCTGCAGATCCGACGCCGTCACGCCGATGGGAATCGACGAACTGGTGAAGTCTATCGGAACAAGATCATCGTCNGCNTGTACCCCAAGGGGCACAGCCACACTGACNGCATCCGCAGTCAGAACCATATCCTCAACCGTGAGAACGAGCGGCAGTGCNACGGTACCCACGTCACTCGACGTGACAGGATCCGCAACCAGCACCGCGACACCGGACACTGCCCCGAACACAACTTCGACAACCTCACTGGGCGTAAGATCGTCACTCGCTTGAACATCAATCGACACCGTCACCTGAACCACGTCCGCAGCCGTGTCATCATCGGACACCGACAGCAAGAGTGGGAGCGCCACCGTTACGACGTCAATGGCACTCTCATCGTCAAACACTGATACCGGCACACCAGCAACAGCCGACACCGACAGCGTCACGTCTTCCACCGCACCATCGACCTCGGCCACCACCACTTGCATCGGCAGGCTAACAGTGGCTGACTCTGTCCCAGTACCCGTATCATCCGTCACGACCAGTAGCGGATTCAGGACTAAAGACACCGCTTCCTGAACTACATCGTCATCCGAGACAATAACGATCGGATTCGCACTGACAGCAACAATATCTGTCGCCGTATCATCATCCGCCACGTCAATGAGGATCGGATTCAGGTCAAGCGCAACCGACTCGGTGACAACATCGTCATCACTAACGCTGAGCTGCAGAACCATCGACACCAGAACGGCGTCCACAGCGGTCGCGATATCGTCAACCGTGACCGGCACAAGGAGAGCCACCGCGACGACATCCACTCCGCTCTCATCGTCGCTCACCGACACCAGAACTGGGTTCAGGGTCGCGGTTACATCTTCCGTGGCACTCATGTCATCCGATACGCCCGCCTGCATTGCAACAGCCACCGTGGCCACCTCGGTCTCGAGCCCGTCATCCTCGACAGAGACCAACAGCGGCTGCATCGCAATGTCAACAAACTCCATTGCGAGATCATCGTCCGATACCACCACACCGCTGACCGTCTGAATCGTGAGCGATTCCGTGGCCACGTCATCTTCTGCAATCACAATGGCAATAACCGGTGCCATGACAACGTCATCTGTTTCATTGACATCATCGAATACCGACACAGGAACTATGAGAGCAATAGTGACAACATCAGTCGCCGTGACATCATCGGCGACAAAGACTGGCGGCGTCAGACTAACTGTCACCGCCTCATCCGTAACGGTGTCATCGCTCACCGCCACCAGGACGGGGTTCAGCGTCAGCGCAACCAGTTCGCCCGTAACGGTCGTCTCATCGACGACCACAACCATCGACACCTGAACAACGACCTCTTCAGATGCCGCGTCGTCATCGGACACCGTTGCCAGCAACGGCTGCATTACAATCTCAACAGATTCCGTGATCGACACCGTATCAACAGCCAGCACGCCAGCTTCGGTCTGCACAATCACGAGATCGGTTTCAGACACATCCTCCACAGCCAGGACTGGAATGATCAGATTGACAGCCATCACATCTGCGACGACATCATCATCAAAGACAAACGGACTCGGCGAGATCGCAATGATGACATCTTCTGATGCAATACTGTCTTCAGAGACCACCGCCTCCATCGGCACCGCAACGTCTACCTGTTCAACTCCGCTGTCATCGTCACTCACCGTCACGAGCACGACGCCGAGCGTCAGCGTCACCTGCTCACCGGGCACGTCGTCATCAAATACCGATGCCGGAATGACCATCCGCGCAACAGCACTCTCACTCGCGGGATCGTCATCCGACACGTCCGGAAGGAGGACCGAGAACTCAAGTGTGACGACGTCTGTAACACTGTCATCGTCAGCCGCCAGCACACTCAGCGGCAGGCTAACAACCACAGACTCGGTTGCTATAACATCGTCAGCCGCCACGACTTGCAACGGAAGACTAACGGTGACACTGTCCACCCCTTGCGTATCATCAAAGACGGACACCGACACTGGACCGGCCGCCGTCACTAATACAATCGAGACGAATTCATCCGGGACGATGTTGTCCCCAACCTCGTCAAGGACAGTCGCTTGATCCGACGGAACGGTGGTCACCTCTACCACGACGTCCGTCCCCAGCGTATCGTCAACCGCGGATACTGCCATGGGAATCAGTACCGCAACGGACTCAGTCGCGCTTACGTCATCGGATACAGACGCCGGGAGACCGAACGCAACGACAACGGCGTCCGTCTCCCCACTATCGTCAGCAATCGCGACCGCCATGGGCAGTGCCACCACCGCCGCATCTGTCACACTCGCGTCATCGGACACCGTAAGACTCATCGGGACGGTGAGCGCAACAAACTCCGTAACGGTAATATCGTCTGTCACTGCCAGCGACAGGTACAACGCAATGAATTCAGTCACCGTTACGTCATCAGCAACCATCGGCATCATGGCGACGACAACCTGCACACTCTCGTCTATAGCTTGCGTATCAGTGATGTCTACCAGCAGGGGTTGCTGCGCCAGTTGGACAAACTCCGTAACCGTCGTATCATCCGAGACAGACAGCGCGAGTGGAAGCGCGAGGAGAACGTCTTCTGTGGAGGTAATGACATCCGACACTGATAGCGACAGCGCACCGCTACTCGCAGGCCCGACGAGTCCTCCGCCAGGACCTACATAGCCACCACCCGGACCGACTAATGCGCTTGCCATAACATCCCTATGGGGTAGGGCTCTCCTTCGTTAGCACCGCATCCTCGAGATACGACACCAGCGTTTCGAACCACTGCGCAAGCGAACCGGGAATCCTCAAATCATCCGCCCGCATTGTACGGATGAGCCAGGTCACGTAATTCTTTGGCAGTTTCACCGTGACAGGCGAACCGTCCAGCGCCGTCTGCCAGACGGCCCACATCTTCCTATCGCTCGGCTTCATACCCCCGGGATCTCCAGGCCCCCGAGACGCGAATGCACGTTCCTCGACGATGTGGGTAATGAGCACGCGGCTCGCGGCAGCGGCGATCCCCGGCTCATCCTCATCGTCCAGAAGGCCACCCTCCGGCTTTTGCCGAAGCCCGTTCCGATTCGCCGGAGAAATGACGTAATCCAGCGTGCCAAAGTCCAACTCAATTTCACGCGCCTCCTCCTGAGCGATGCCCACGAGAGACCGGACCTTCTTTCCCTTGTGCTCACTCATGCTAAGCCTCCCCACGTTTTGACGGACGCGATAATAAGGCTATTGATCGTTTTTACACTCGCCTTATCCACTGCATCTACCGTTTTAATGCCCGTCGTCGAACCAATGGTCACGGTAACCAATTCAGTCGCCGTATCCGTATCATTCACCGTCAGAACTATCGACGGCCGTAACGCATACGCCACCGACACACCAAGCACATCGGTATGCGCCCACGTAAAGGCGCCCGTCGCACCGGCCGTTGCTTTCACAGCACTCGCATGCGCGATTCCTGAGTTCGCGCCACCTGTCGTGAGTTTCTGCCACAATTCGGTCAGCGTGCCAGGACTCGTGCACGTCTGCGAGTCGATCGCATTATTGACATCCACCCCGACGACCAAGACAACCATTGCCCCATCGGTGAGCGTCGTGATCTCCGCCTGGGTTTCATTACCGGACGCGTTCGACTCGCCGACCGGCGTCCCGTCGAAGGGATCCCCGGAAGTCACGACACCGCGATAGACTTCGAGTCCACCGCAGCCGGAGTCCGTCAGACTCCCCACCGAAATCGTCTTGGCGGAGGTCGCCGACGTCGCCCTCTTGTACCACGTCGAGAGACTGCACGCCGTCCCGTCGAATTCGTTCTTCTTCGTCCAGGTCTCGCCACCCGTATCATCATCCGTGACGGTGGGCGTTCCTGTGCCACCATGAAAGACATCTACGATCAGGAGATCGCCAACGAGGACCGTCGGGATCGTAATCGTAAACGATGTCGTCGGGTTTCCTGTTGGAGTAGCCGACGCGATAGGCGTAATTGCCATGTGTTAGCTCACCCCACACGCTGGCTAGACATGCGCTTATAATATTGTCGGGCGTAAGCCCGAAATCGTTCTGGATCATTTTTGTAGCGCTGCGTCTGACGAGCTATACAGCGCTCACGGTTACGCAGATAGTACTGTCGCCGCGATTCACGTTTACGTTCAATGCGAGCAATCGGATCACTTTCAGATCGAGGTGTTCGCTTCGGCTGTATATATGCTACGCCGTGATGTTTTGCATGACAGCCCCGACACAGCGTTTGAGCGTTCGCAATATCAAAGCGCAACTCTCGATGCTCCGAGAAAGACTTGATATGATGTGCCACAAGATCATGTCGATCACCGCAGACAGTACAGCGCCATCCGTCACGGCGGTACACAGCATCGCGCCAGGTTACATATTGGAGACTCTTACGTGCGATCGAATGTTCCGATGTTACGCCGCCCTTCCAATTATGATGCCGTGTCCCACGAACCGTCGTTGCGCTTGCTTTTTTCGTCAGGCTAACCTTGAGCTTCGTTTCCTCAGAATGAACCCTTCCAAGCCAGTACCGCGGAGAATGTGCCTTGTTAGTAGCGGCAATCCTCGCCCGAATTTCTTCCGCATTCGGTTGTCGTGACCAGTGAAAGCGCAGATCTCCACGCTCAAACATGTGTGATCCATGCACCGTCAGGCCCAAAATAAATATCATCTGCATCTACAGCATGTCCAATGACCCGGATCGCCGCGTCTGTCGTCACGGGTTGGGTTTCCGTAATCGTCGCCGCCGTCTCCGAGAGGTAGAGCGTCGCGCCAGGTGTCCAGGCCCACGCCGTATTCCGCACGAGCGAGCCCGGGAGCGCGACTAGCATCGCCTGACCGACTGTTTTCGACTCCAGCGAGATGCCAAGTAGCCCATTGTACGTCGCCACCGCGTTGGCGTCCGTCTGCACCCACTGGCTCGACGAGTTGAGGATCACCAGGTCCCCCGCGGTGATCGTCCCCCCGGCCTGGAACGCGCTCGTTTGCGGACCGCTCGCCGTGAGGTTCGTGCCTGGAATCACAAGCGTTGTATTGCCGGGGATCAGCCACGACGGGGCTACCCCGGCCCCCCCGCCGCTGAACACCGTGCCGACCGCGCCCGCCGCCACCACGCCCATCACGTTCGTGCCACTGGCCACGAATGTGTCGCCCGTCGTGGCCCCGTTCGGTAGGATCAAGGTGGACCAGATCGGTGCGGTCGCGGCACCGGCACCCCGGAAGTAGGCGCCCGTCGCCCCCGCTGCGACGACTCCCATCGCATTGGTGCCCGTCGCGATAAACGTGTCGCCGGTCGTTGCGGCGTTCGGGAGAGTGAGCGTACTCATGATCGGAGCTGTGCCAGCCCCAGCCCCGCGTACATAGGTGCCCGTGGCGCCTGCGGCCAATCGAGCGAAGGTACTCGTTGAGTCCGCGTAGAGCAGATCCCCGGTCGCTTGCGACGCGATGGCGAGGAGCGCCGCGTTGAGCTTCCCCGCGACGCTCCCGATGACGGTGTTGCCGCCTACGATGACGCTCGTCGCGACGTGCACAGTCTTCGGACGGTTCGCCGCATCAGCCCCAATGTTGACGGCGTTATCGGTAGCGGCGAGGAGGTCGCCCAGATTCCCGCTCGCCGGGATCGGCCCGCTGATCTTCCAGCGGTTTGCCAGCGCGCGGAGCGTCACCCCGGACGCGCCGGGCGTCGACGTAGCGAAGAAGAGCGACCCCGCCGCGGCATTCCCCGTGCTGCGACCCGGCGC